AGTTCCATCGTCTGAATATTGCAGCGCGAACGCTTCGGGAGCGCGAGCAACACGGCCAGCAGAACCGGACGACATGATGGACACGCCTTCTACGGAAACCGCCGAAGGGAACTGGACGGCAAGCCATGCAGGCCCAGGAGCATCAGCAACCGTAGACCACAAGGACGCCCCGTCACCGTCGAACGCCAATGCAGGCTCGCGAGCTTCGCCGGTCTGCCATGAACTTGCAGTGAAGACGCCGCCAGCCGTGGAGATCTGCGATGAACCATTCGACAGCACCAGCTCATTTGCAGATGCAAACCACGAATCAATGGACCCGGTTTCGGTGAACAGAACGCGCCAGTAGATGTGATTTGCCATGATTTTTTCCGATGGTTTCAAATGCCCCCGCTTGGGGCAGAGGGCATGAGAAACCGGACGGTTTAACGGCCCAACAGGCGCAGGACCTTTTTCACGCCGAAGATTGCAGCGGCCATGGTGATCATTGCGGCCAGAACAGCCAGGACAGCGGTTTGTGCATCGCTGATACCAGTGGTAGCAGCAGTCACGTCGATGGCGGCTTGAGCGCCAGTCGACAGCACCAGAGCGCCGAAGGAAGCAGCGGACACGCCAGCAAGGCGCGCGAATTTTTGGATTTTGTTCATGATGAACCTTTCAAAGTTGAGTTGAGAAAATGATGCGTTATTGCATCCGTCTGCCCCACACGTGAGGCAGGCAGGGCAATCGCTAAAGCTCGGTAATGTCTTCAGATTCACAGCGGGGGCATTCGAGTTCGTCCTCACGGTATTCCTCGCCATCGTCGGTGTACGCCTCGACGGTGCCGATGCGGAATTCCACGAGGTGAGCCTCGTATTGGCAGGTCATGCAATAAAACTGGGCCATAGTTTTTCCTTTCAGTTGAAGCTCACGCGGCTATAAGCGCCGTCATGAAATCGCGCTGGTAGTTCGCGAAGGGGGAGCAGTTGAATGCCTCCGGGCATCCGGAGCACCTTGTATGCGGGTTCGAGAATTTCCCCCGTAACGCGCACCACAAAACCAGCCGCGAGTCGTCCGATTTCTCCGACACCGTAGGAGCGTTTAACCCATTCGGGGAGGTTGAACCATGAGCGCGTGTTGCGCCCTTCTGTAGTGAGACCGCCGATTCCATACAGCCGAAGTCCTTTTGGGAAAATTGTTAACTCTCCGAGCTTGGAGAGGTACTTCATGAGGTAGCCAACCCCGGCCTTGGCCTTCTGGGTGTTGGTCATTCCGTAGGGCCACCATGGGGCGACCGTCTTGCTACGGACTGGGGTTCGGGTGGGTTTGTCCCACATGGGCATCCGGACGCCAACTGGGAGCCATGCCAGCATGTGGTAATGGACAGCGCCGCGTGATTGAAGCTCGGCAACCCACGTGTAACGGCAGGGGTAGCCCCTAGCGTTACACCAGTTGCGGAAGCCCAGAATGGCCTTGGCAATGTGCTGTGCAGACCAATCCCTGACACCCTTGTAAGTGAGGGTAACGAACCAGACCACAGGGGGGCGTTTTCCATGGTCAGCTATGCCATGAAGATGACCGGATGCCCATACGGACTTTTTAAGACGTTTAACCCGGCGTTCCGCTACTTCGGGTTTAGAGAAACTAATCGTTTTACGATTTGTTTTAGATGGGACAAGCCCCGCGCCTTCGCTGCCAGCCAAGGGGGCGCGGCAAGCCGCGCTCCCCAAGGCTGTACGCTCTTGCGCGTTTACTGTCACAGCGAAAGCCCCCCTAATGGGAAGCCGTCAGCGTTGACCATTTCCACATCGACCCCGTGTTCAGAGCCGTCAGCGCGTGAGACAGTAATCCGAATCGCGCCCACTTCGGGCGAGGATGCGAACTCAGAGGATGCAACGCCACGCGCACACATGGCGAGAACCGCCATACATGCGACATGGTGGACTTGTTGCATTTGGTCAATGGTCAGACCTTGGGACATGGTGCAGCCCCTTATGGACGGGGAGCAGCCGCAGCCTGAACCGCGACCAAACGGGGACGGCCCAAAACGAGTTGGGGCTTTCCGTAGGCGTCGACTTTCACCTTAACCATAGAGGGCTGCAACGTGTACGAGCCGCGAGGGTATGGAGCCTGTCCTTCCTCGAGCGAAAACTCGAATTTCTCGGGGAAATCAGCCAGGACGCCGTCATCGCTCATGACGTGTGCGTAGCCGGTTTGGGTGCGCATGTGGTACGCCTTGCCTGTTTTGGCTGACACACCCTTGTTTTCAATGATGGGCGTATCGGTGATGGTGATTTTGATCATGGTCGCAGTTCCTGTTAAAGTTACGTAATCCGTTTGAGGACGTATCCAAAACGGATACGCAAGCGGATAGTAACCGAAAGGAATACGGTATGTCAAAGCCCGAGTATTTAGATCAACTACTAGACCGCGCAAGTGCGGCAGCATTCAACATAGCATAGTTTTGCTACACGAAGACGACAAAAAGGCCACTTTTCCGTGGCCTATTTTTTTGGTATTAGTGGCAGTCACCATGGGGTTTGTCACCCCATACCCCGACCCCCAAATACCCGGACCTATTCGGTCCTTAAGGGGGACCCCCGTTTGTCTTATTCAGGAAAGCGAAGCGAACAGCGTCCAGCTCGGCAGCATCAGGGACCCGGGCCGTGGGCGTGTCTTGCAGTTCGATAGGCTTACCCCTTCCCGCGCCTGATCGCTCGCTACAGACGGCAGCGGGGACCTCGACGGGTTCGCCGCGCATATCCATGCAGCCGCACCGATCTGCTACGACGATACAGCCGCTTATGGCGATTGACTGGACAGGGGAGGGGCCTAGGTCGAGGGGTGGCACTGGAGCCGATGCGGTGGGCATTGGTGGCACGGCAATCGCCAGCTCTGAAAGCTTGGGAGGTGATGCGCTAGGCGCAGGGGCAGAGGACACGCCTTTACCCGTAGCAGCGCCGGAAAGGGTGGAAAAGGCTTTCGGCGCAACGAACACACCAGCGACCAGGGCGACGATAGGAAGGCCGATCCAAAGCGGTATTTTTTGTTTCTGCTTTGTGTGGAGTTCGCTGGATTTGTAGAGAGCGTAAGCGGACTTCGGATAGCCAAAGTATGACGTTGTGGCGGTCTTGATGCGATGCACATCGACGCTGCAGCCGTCCCAGTCGTAGACGATGGCGCGGGCCATGCCAAGAATGCGCCGGATGTGTTGATGACGCCCGACCAGACGCCTAACGTTCTGGTCAATCAGCATGGGATTTTGCGTGATGATGACGAAATCAACGCCTTTATGCCGGTGGGTTTCGAGTGCGCTAATTTCCTTTGGTGGCTTAGTGCCCATGCCGCGAGGACGCCACCACCGCTGCACTTCATCCACGACGATCACATCACCGGGGCGGCACCAGTCCATCCAGTTCCAAAGGCCATCGCCAGTCTCTTGAGGCTTTAAGCCGCCGTTGCCATCTTCAAGGCCAGGAGCCATCAAATCATGGGGTATGACGAGATTTGGGATGCCATCGACCACGACACGCCGGGGAACCTGTACGCCGTCTTTCTCGATGTATTCAGAGGCCAGCTTTTGGACGAGGGTGGACACCGCGTAGAGGGTTTTGCCGGAGCCAGGAACGCCGGTTATGAGGTAGATCATGATGTACCAAACACAAAACGGGTTGCACTGACAGCGACCCACATACCAACGCGGGCGGTCATTGCGCCGACGACGATGCCCAGCCCTTGAGGAACGCCAGCGATACCGGCAAGCGCCAGGATATCGGAGGACATGCCGCCGTAATTGGTAACTGCAAAATCAATCAGTTGCTGTAGGGCAATGGTCACACCTGTAAAGGTGATAGTACCCAAGCCGATAGTTGTAAGCACTCGCAGAGCCATAGGCCCGACGAGCGACATAAGGAGTGTTGCCCAGGTCATCGTTACACCTTGAAAGAGTTGGTGAGGGTGAATGCAGCCAGGACACCGGCCAGCAGCAGGACGAGAGGACGCAGGAGCAGGGCCAGATCACACGCGGGGGTGTAGCTGATGGCGTAACTGTGGCCGAACGCATTGAAGGCGATAGGGGAGGGGCAAGCACCGCCAGCCGCGAAGGTTTGAGACACCACATTAACGGCGAACTCTTTTTTAGCCAACTTGTCAGCGACTGGAGCCTCACCAAGCTTGGAGCAGCCCGCGGAGTCTGGATACTTGGCACATTGGTCGGCGGGATCTTCGGTAGCCGTTGGCGTAGTCGTTGTGGTCGTTGTACCCGTGACAACGTTGGAACTGTTGTAGGTCGTGTTGGTCGTCACGTTCGACGTATTGGTTATGGAGTTGCCGCTAGTGTTGAAGTTGTACGTTGTAGACGTGACCGTTTTAGAGCCATCAGGGTTCACAACTGTCGTAGACGGTCCCGTGACGGTTGACGGCCCCGTGACGGTAGGTGAAGGCATTGGAATATCCGCCCCTTTGTCGAGCAATTCCTGAATCACGCGGCCATCCGGGTTCACATCGCTTTGCGCCATGTAAGGTGCAATATCGTCCATTGATGAAGGAAGCCAATGTGCAGGCTGCACCGCTATCGAAGATCGCCCTATGTAGGCATAGCCCACATTCGTCACTGTGCAGATGTAGGAAGGGGCAGCACCGGAGGCAGTACCCGTATATGTCTTTCCATCGCCAACATGGCGCGAGGCGATCCGAGCAGCATCCGCAGTGCAAGCAGCACCGGGGCTGTAGGTGCGAGGCATGACACCGCCGACACCTTCGACGTTCGACCAATACTCATAACATGGAGCCGACGAGCACACCGTTATGTCTTGCCGTTCAAGTTCACCCGTGGCAGGGTTTACACGAGAACCGGATTTTGTAAGCCAATCGAGAAGATACGGCGCGGCAAAAAGCGCGGCTGCTGTGTATGGGCCACCAGCGGCAGAAAGCAGAGCGGCAGCGCCCGAAACAATGGCTGACTTGGGGACGTTGTAACCCGCTTGCCATGGATATTTAACGCCGGAAAACGCAACATCGCCCGTGACGGCCATGTACATCGTTGCGCCAGTGGCTGGAGGAGCTACACCGTAATTGCCCGCCGTATACCAGCCGGAACCCGACACAGGCGTGACGTTACCAACGCCAGGAAAGGCTGAGACTGAGGAACCGGGAGCGCCAATTTGTGCAGTGCTTCCAGTTGTCTTAAATGGGACGTTTTGAAACTGGGGGCGGGTGGCAGCCTCCGCAAACCGCGCACCAAGGCCGAAGGCGCAGACGAGCGCCAGAACGATATAACCGCGATTGGTGATCATCGGAACATCAACCACAACAGGAGGACCAAGGTAAGGCCGTATTGCAATTCAATTGGGGCAAACATGCTTAATGCTCCGGGTAAGTGTTGAAAAGGCCCAGAACGCGACGCACGCCCCAAATAACAGCACCAGCCGCGAGGGCAGCGCCGAAAAGGATTGTTTGAGCTTGGAGTACTTCCGAATTCACAGTTGGAGCCGGTGCTACTTGAATAGTCACCGAGCAATTTTGGACAGAGCAATTAACCACGGCGTCACCTTCAGGGGTTGGGGTAGGGGTAGGGGAGGGAGTTACAGCGAACGACTGGGGCACGCCATCAGCCCATCCGGACGCGGTGAACTCCTGCGCGGTTGTCCATGAAGTTCCATCGTCTGAATATTGCAGCGCGAACGCTTCGGGAGCGCGAGCAACACGGCCAGCAGAACCGGACGACATGATGGACACGCCTTCTACGGAAACCGCCGAAGGGAACTGGACGGCA